GAGGTCATTGTCATCCCACGAGAAATATTAGAGGCATTGTTAAAAATACCGTTGTACCCACCAATTTTACGAGGTCTCCCACGCTGAAAACGTACCCATACCCCATCTACATAAGATGGAGAATCAAACAAAGTACCATCCCTCTGGATGCCAGCCTTGATGTTTAGGGATATGACTTTTTCAGTCATTAGAACGTTCCCCCAGAAATGCCATTAGGAACGTACAAACCAAAAGAAGAAAACAACGCCCCTAAACTACCGTTGATTGCAACTCCAACTGTATTACTTGCAGGCAAATAAATACCAGTATTTGTATTAGAAGTAAAATTAATCGAAGGTGTAGAAAGCGATCCTGCTGACAAAGTCAAACTTGTAAAAGTGCTAGCTGAACCAGAATTAGCGTTGTATACATTGGTACCATCACAAATCACTAATATGGTTTGCATCTGTGAAACACTTACTGTAGCTCCACCACCTACACCAGTGCTTATAGTAAAAGTATACGACCCAGATGTATTGTTTGTAATTGCATACAACTGAACAGTTTGAGGAACTTTAACAATTTGGTTTGATGTTAATGTACCTGTATAAACTTGAATTGTATTTGATGCTTGAGCTGAACTTAATGTGTATGTGCCACCAGTTACGCTAACAGCTAACTGTGTGTAAGCAAAAGCATTAGATCTGCCATAAGCAAAAGTGTTATATCCTGATCCATTACAAACTACAACAACAGATTCGGTCAATTGAAGTTGTTGAGTTGGGTTCCCGTCAATAGTGTCTGATCCTTGAGGCGTAATGGTACAAATACCAGTTCCATCATTTTTTACCATGACAAACCAATTGTTACCTGCTGTACTAGAAGCTGGTAATGTCAATGTCCCAACACCAGTTGACCAAACAAGTAATGAAGCTCTACTTGCCAGTGGTATTGTCGTACTTGAATATATGAAACTTACATTGTATGACTGATTTAAGGTTGTATTGATTGCTGTTAAACCATAACCAGCCAAAGATGAAGAATTAGCTGATGAAGTTCCTGCACCAAATTGAATTTCAGCCCAAGTTCCTTGTGTTGTTGAATTATCAATTAAGTATATGTACCAAGCTAAACCAGAGGCAATCGTGATCAATGTATTGCCAAGAATATCTGTGACAGTAAAAGGATTTGATCCAGTATTTCTGATTAATGTAGATTGACCAGTAGATACTTGTAAAGCAGATGGCATTATCAAAGACAAGCCAGTTGTTGTGGCATTAACATCAATGATGTTTGCTACAACAGAACCAGTATTTCCATTGATAGGCCATTGAAGAAATGTATTTATTGAAAGAGTCAAAGACTCGTACCCAACTTGGGTAGGGCTTATCGTCTGGCCTGTGAACGGATCGGTATATGTGGTCATGATTAGCTATCCAGTGCGATGGCTTGTCTGTCAGCCAAACGAGAAACGTCCTCGGTCTTGAGGGCGGCTATGGCGGCATCGTACTTCTGTTGAAATATCTGCCTCTGATCGTTTTTCAAGAAAATCATCGCTTGCAACAACGTGCCAAAAATCATCGCATTTGGTGCATTTCTGGTCAGCCAGTTTGTTTGGTTGTCACTTGCAAGGGGTTGAATTCTTTCGTAAAAAAGAACCTCAAATGAGTATGCTTGATCAGGAGTAGGTGCAACTAACCAATGTTCATAGTCATAGTCACCATAATATTTGGGTGTACCAGTGGTTGACCCTGATGGAGCATACTGCTCAAGATATTCGTATTTACGCAAAAAAACAGGCTGTTTAGAGCCATTGTTTGTTATATTCATCGATACAGTTTTGCGCCATCTTGCTGGCTTTGGTATCACATTGTTACCTGCAGTCATCGTAGATTCAACTACTTGTAACTGACCTAAGGTTTTGATTTCTTGAGCTATTTCAAACTCACAAAGAGTTATGAAAGTAGGTATTTGATTAACAAGGGCTGTGTCATTACGCTCTAGGTACTGTTCTACAGTAGTGACTAAAGAGTTATACGTTAAAACGAATGATGGAGTCGCTGTAGTGGTCATGATTTAGCCATTCTTTTAGTCATTTTAACTACCTATATCCCTTCAGGCAAGGACTTGTAAAGCGTGTTCGGTTTGAGCTTTTCTGTCATCTAACCCAATCGTTCCACCGTTGATTCGTTTGGTCAAACCAAGATCATCACCAGCCTCTGCCAAAGCATTGCATCCATGGGTAGACCAGAACCAGCCTGCACTGAGACAAGCTACCCTTGGCTGTCTGACCAGCTCAGGTTGCATAACCAAATCGATCCCCAAAGCTTGTCCACAGTGCCAGTAGTTGTCGTGTCCTGTAAGCTGAAAGAGACCACCCCCTCTGAACCTCCATCCATCCCCAAAAGCCTCATCTCGGTTTCCCATACGGTTGCTGTAGATGTGGTTAGCAATCAACTGAGGCTGTCTGGCGTACTTGTTAGCTTCTTCAATAGTGGGAAAACGCTTAGACCAAAGTTTCATCAAAGACTCAGCCTTGTAGTTCAAGTTTTCCTCTAAAGCTCTGAAATGGTTGGATTCATGGGAGGCTTGGGCAATAAACCTAGCTTCTTGAGCCACAGAATTGATCTTAAAGCGTTCAAAAGTCTCTTTTAAGGGGTCTACCCACTCAGGACCTATCCCTAGAGCATGGAGCTTTTCTGCTGTAATCATTTGACACCCTCATTCACGGTTTCCATTACTTGGTTGTAACGGGCGATGCAGGAGTTGTAGCTGACGATGGCTGAGTCTCCATCTGAGGCGATTTGGACAATATCTTTAATAGCCTGTCTGTCAGATTCGGCTCCAGAGGCTCCATCCCCAGAGGAGGAACCTGCACTGGCTTGTACACCACAGGTGGAGGGGAGGCGCAACTCACCAGAGTCAATGCGAGCATTAATACTATTTTGCTTGGTTTTAATGTCATTTTTGGCCTGTTTTAGTTGGCTGGTGGCTCTTGCGAGCTTTTGTCCGAGTTCTGCTTCTTTTGCACGAGCTTCGCCATTAAGTCTTTCAATTTCAGCTTTATCTTCGTCAACTCGTCTTTGATAGCCTCTGTGATCAGCAACATAGTAACCTCCTGCGATGACTAACAACAAACCCACAACTTTCATGATGAAAGCGTGGGGCTTTAACATAGGGATAAACCCTACCAGATAACTCAATACATAAGCAACTGCACCAACTGCCAAAGCAATAACTGCAAGCCAATAAAACAAGTCATCAAAAAACCATGAGAGCATACTAAGCATTTTTAGCCTCTGCTCTAGCCATAGCCATGTGTTCTCTTATTTCATCATCTTCTAAGGTTGGTGGACCTTTAGGTGGTGGTGGTGGCGTCCAAGACTCGTCAAACTGAGGATTCTTAAAGGTAGGCAAAGATCCAAAAGGTTGGGTTGAGGCAAAGTTTGACCCAAAGTTTTGCCCCATTTGCCCCATCATGGGCTGGCCTTGCATACCATAGCAATTCATGGGCATAGTTGGAGCTGTAGCTTGTTTTATAGCTCCTATGGTACTTGCTACTCCACCAGCTACTTTTTTGCCTGCTACGCCTCCTATGGCACCTACAATCAAAAGAACGATGTCATTTAACATCTTTTGATCAGCTTGATCCATCGGTGATATGGCTTTGAGGGGCTGAATTACAAAAGTAGTCCTGTAAATCAAGGAAATAACAATAAAAAATAGAACAGCAGTGATGGATATGACCACAAAGGCCCATACCCTCGTTTCTATCTCATCATTTGTTAGCTTGTTCAACTTTCTTCTCCAGAACTGGTGCTACTAGGTACTCAGGGCAAGTTTGACTGAACTCACAGCGAGGATGTTGACATTCTTTGTCTTGAAAGTGGTCAAAGTCCTGACATATATATCTATATTTGTCTTCACATGAACACAAAAACGGGAAAAGTATACATATCAATACTGACGTATATACAAAATTGAATTTTTTAATCATTTCCCTTCAATCCTTGTCAAAGCTTTGTTGACCCTAAGTTCCATCTGCCTCACATCCACATACATCCAAGCAATCAGGGGAATCAACAATAACAAAACGACCAATAGAACAACAATCAGTAAGATGGCGAGTGTGTCATGCTTAGAATCATTAGCCATATCCACATCAGCATCAGCACTGTAATTGCTGTAGCCACCATTCTTCCCTTGATTAGATCTGCCTTTTGCTGACGTTGCCATTTTGCCCTACGCTCCTTTAGCATTTCTTCTCTCCTTGCTAGAGCCTGCACGTTGGCAATGTGACCAATTTGCTGATTGACACGAGTGTACAAATCCTTCAACTCATGTGGAACGTGGTACACCATGTAGTCACTCAGCTCCGTATTCAACTTCTCCATCTGCAAATTGGCAATCGTTATCTTGATCGCCGCCTCCTGACCCTCGTCATTATTTGCATGGAGAGCAAATTCTTCTTGTTCTTTAACGTAGTTCTTTAACCCGTTGTAAGCTTGGAAGAACTTGATGAGAGCGTCACTGACCTGTTGGTAAATGAGGTTTTCATCAAACTCTGGTGGAGGCTCTTTCTTTTTCTTAACTTTCTTAACAGGTTGTGCAACTTCTTGTTGCACTTCCTCTTTTTTACCAAAAACAGCACTCAGGAACCCAAGAAGACCCTTGGCTTTCTTCTGTACTGTCTTAACGTCTTTGATAACTCCATCAACTTCCTTGGCGATGTCAGTAACAATTTGACGCCCTTCCTTGTACATTTCACAAGCGTCTTTGCACATCTTGAAAGCACCTGAAGCAAGGGCAACGAGGGTGAATGGATCAATTTGTTACACCCCAAAAAAGTGTTTGAAGAACGTGCCAGCAACGCCGGGGCCCAACAGCACCAAAACCATCACCCCATAGAGCAAATACTCTATCTTCGTCATTCGCTTGTCCCCATCCTTCAGCATCTGAAAGATATGGTTATACCTTTCAGTGCAGATAGCCTCATGGACAGCAAGGTCCTTCTCGACATCAGCAGACATCAGTCAAACCCTCTTAAAGTTTTAGCCAAGTTTTTACGCTTTGCCATCTTGGGTGAATCAGTGGACTTAACAGCCAACTTCTTCATAGGTATTTTTTTGCCCTCAGGTACACCAAGAGCTTTATGCAAAGCACCTTTATGTTTGATGGCTTTTTGTATCCACTGTTC